CAGGTTGTGGACTAGAGCTTCAGTATGCAGATAGCACAATGTCAGCCTACATCCTTGACCATTTTGTAGATATTGATGAGGCATGTGTAGCCATCCATGACAGTTACATTGTTAAGGAATCTTTGAAGGATGAGTTGGAGAGAGTTATGAAAAAGGCTTATGAAGAGGTATTGGAAAGTAGCGATAACTGTGTTGTTGAGGTGAAATAGGTATGGATTACAAAGATGGAGATGTGTGGTTGATGTTTGGTGACTGCCTTGAACGTATGAAAGAAGTTTAGAGAGGAAGTGTTGATATAGGCTTGTACCCCCCCCATAAGCACTTTGTGATATAATAAGTTATCATAAGTAAATAGGTCATAATATGAATGATAAAGAAGTTGTTAATTTGTATTTGAGTGGAGAATCAATGCGTGAGATAGCTAAAAAGCTAGGAACTAATCACAAGTTGATTTCAAGGGTTCTGAAAAGAAACGACGTAACAACAAGAAAGTCAAAAAACCTAAGAGGCGTTAAAAAGTTTGATTGTAATATAGAGCGAAACTATAACAACATGGCTACACACTTGCGGTTTGATGTATCAACTGAATGGCTTATGCAGTTTGATGATTTTAACAAATTAAAACTTCTGAATGATGTAATAACAAATCGCTCAGGCCGATGGGACGTATCAACTGAATGGTATAAAAGCTATGTAGAAAGATTCTACAATGATAAGAGGTTTAATTGCATTTATATGGCTTGGGTTAGTAGCAGTAATGCGAAGTATAAAAAACCATCGATAGACCATATAATACCAAAGGCTAAAGGTGGTACAAACTCTCTTGATAATTTGCAGTTTTTAACGTGGTTTGAAAACAGATGTAAAAACGACATGGCCCAAAGTGAGTGGGATAATTTAAAACAAAACATACAGGAGTATTTTATTTAATGCTTACTATAACTAACGAGAAAGAGGTACAGCCCGTAGGGTGCGTATTGCCTAACACGTTGGTTCATGGCGACTGTCTTGAGGTTATGAAATATATCCCTGACGGCTCCATCGACCTAGTGTTGGCCGATCCACCCTACGGTTGAATTAGCACGACTGCCTGTAAATGGGACTCGGTAATTGACTTAGAATTAATGTGGGAGCAACTAAAGCGGATTATTAAGCCTAACGGAGTTACTGTACTTTTTGGTCAAGAACCTTTTAGTAGTCATCTTAGGGTGTCTAACCTCCAGCAATATAAGTATGACTGGTATTGGCGAAAGTCACGACCTTCTGGGTTCGTTAATGCTAAACTGAAACCTTTAAAAGATTTAGAAGTCATATCTGTATTTTCAACAGGAGCTACCGCAAACGGAAGTAACAGAAATATGCCCTACAACCCGCAAGGGCTTGAGGAGTGTGATGAAGATTGGTCACGACCAAAAGCTTACTTAGAAGGGGATAGAGGTGTTAGTCCAGCCAGGGAGAATTCAACACTAAAGAGGAAGATTACAAAGAAAGGGTATCCCAGGCAGGTACTAGATTTCTCCAACCCAAACAAGGGCTTGGTCCACCCAACCCAAAAACCGGTAGCCCTGATGGAGTACCTAATTAAAACCTACACCAACGAAGGTGAAACTGTATTAGATTTTACTATGGGCAGTGGACCCACAATTAAAGCAGCTGTAAATCTAAAACGTAAGTGTATAGGAATTGAGAATGGTGTGTGCGAAAAGAAAACTTCCCCGTTCTTTGGAAAATCGTGGACAGAAGTAGTTGCCACACAATTAGGTTTGGTGAAGTGATATTATGACTGGTAAGAAGAGAAAGGAAATAGAAAAGTTCTTGTGCAAAGAAGATGTTGAGGAAGCATTCCCAGAAGATTGTAAAGGTAATATCCGTATTGGTGATATGTACCCTCGACTTGTTACATATGTAAAACTAAGCAAGAATGCACTAGCTATCCTGTCTGTGCTAGATGGTAACTGTTTCAACCATAAGACACAGAAGTTTAGTCGAGGTGTACAAGCCAGAAACTACTGGTATGGAACTAAGCAGGAGATCATGCAAGACTCTGGTGTGAAGGTTAAGAAGTTCAGTGAAGCTATCAGGGAGCTACAGGACAGAAACTTGTTAGTTGTGATTAAGGAGAACAAACCTTTCCGTGGTGGACTGTTCGTTAAGGTTCATCCACATGTTGCATTCCGTGCTTGTCATGATAGTGTATTGTACAGAGCTGCTGAGCAGTGGAATAAAGATATGTATACAAACAATTACAAAGAGGAAACTTAACAATGCTTACAACAGAACAAGAACACTTGCTAGTATTGCACAAACACGCTACAGGGGATATTAAGCATCTCACTACTGCTCCGTCTGTTCTTCCTCTGTACACTTCATTAGCTTACTTCCTGGCGGAAGATGGAGGTGTGGTGAATTCGTTCCTTGATAGTGTAGATGTGAAGAACCTTAGCAGTTTGTTGCTTGTTGGTATTTCAAGGTTGCTATACACTAAGAGAGATGTATTAAGCAACTGGGCAGACTTTACTGACAGAGGTTACGAAGAGTTCTGTAACAGAGAAGGGGAAGCTGTGGCTGACAGTGCGTTCAGTGGTCTTCTCACAGACGCTATGAGATGTTTTAACAGCTAAGTAGTGTGATTGCTCAGGGTAGGCTTAAAACGTCTCACAGAAGCTCTCACAAGGCTACAGACACAAACAACTATTAAGGAGAAGATTGGGAAGACTTTCAGACGCCATGTGAGAGCGTTTCAGAAGTACTTAATAGTCTTGATGAACACTTGGTTAAAGGGCAAGTGTATGACCTTGTGTCTGCTAAGCTGAACCTCTGTCGAGCTTCTAGTTTCGTACCTGACCTTTGTGACCACATGGATGAGCGAGCTTTCGAGGATGTTGGTGAGTTCACTGAAGGTTGGACTGACAAGGTGAATATGAAACGCCTTCAACATAAAGTGGAACAGTTGGTAGATTACGAGTTTAGTGTGGCAGGTGCTCAGCCTAACTTTGGTTTCATGGAAGATGAACAGGAGATTAAGGTGAAGGTGATTAAGGTAGATGGTTGGGATACAGATACGGAGTATGAGGTTATTGAGGGAGAAGAACGGTGAACACATTTAAAGATAACACAGATAAACTCTGCAGTATCCTTGGACTATCTCCTGTACATATCGAAGGTAAGATACTACGTGATAGTGTTGCAAGAGGAGAAGAAGGTTGGCATAGCAAGGGTGGTTACAAAGACATCACCTACACATGGAAACACTCAGACGGTCGTGTAAGCCAGTTTGGTATAGGTGGTAAAATATCCCCTGGTTGGTTTCTGGTTATATGTCAGCGTAACCAACTAACTATAGAGTATTTTGATAAAGAGGAAGAGTGTGAGATGTTCCCTCGTCATCGCGTTACAGTGGCAGGGGAGGAAGGTAGCTTTGAAAGTGGATGTGTGTTAGAGTCTCTTGTACAATACCTTCAGGCTAAGTGGAACCGCATTGGTGAGGAGATCACTTCTCAGTATCCTGTGGATCAAGCTGCAAGGCCAAACTGGTGTAGTATCTATTAAGGAGAAAGTTTATGTCTTTGTATATGGATGGTGAGTCTGATAATGACTTTAAAGTTTCAAAAGAGATGTACAACAAGATTGAGCAAGAGTACACAAGACTTGTAGATGTAACCATGAAACAATCTACACGGATAGTTACACTTGAGAAGTTCCTTCTACATAAAGAGAAGGATTGGATTCCAGCCCCTTGTTGTGGTAGTGATCCAAACCTCCCCTCTGGAGAAGGAACACAGTACGAAGTTGAGTGTGATTGCGGACACTTCTGTGTAAGAGTTCAGATTTCTGACACAATGACTATTGAAGAGCGTACAGAAGAACCTTTCACAGACTTCAAATATTCTCTTGAGTATGTTGCTAGGGCTGCTGCGGAGGCTAAGACTCTTTGGAATACTCGATGGAAAGAAGAACGGTGAACAGTATACACATTGCCTTTGCCAAAGTTTACATGGCAGCAGTAAGTTCTCTCGTATGAACGAGAAGGCTAAAGAGTTTTACAGGATATCTTAACAGGAGAGATGTAAGTGATAATAACAAAAGGTGAGTACCTTCTTAAGTATTTTACTTCAAAACCTACTATAGTTATCACTCTAGATTACACACTTAACAATAGTCTATCTTTCGTAGAGATGAAGGCTATACTCGAGAAGGGAGGTAAGGAGTTTTCCTACTTAACTACATGCTGCACACAATTCTTCAGTAACAAGCTTACAGAGGGATATGACGTGTTTGCTTTACGTTCAGATAAGAGCTATATTCACTTGAACAAAGTTATTGAGAGCAAGGGTATAGGTTGGTGTGATCGAGAATACAGGATGTCACACAATGCTGAGAAGATGTTATTAACTGGCCAACTTAAATGGAGAAGTGCAAACGAGTGATACCTATCATCACCGAGGGCAGAAAGATCGTCATGTAGGTCAAGATTTACACGGGATTAGGTACGGATATTCAGCAGAGAACAAGAAACGTAGTAGACGCCTTCAGAGGAAGCGTTACAAACAATCCCAAACAAAGGTTATTGATGATCAGCTAGATGAAGTTTATGAGATGAAGATTAATGAATACTATTACACCGACACAGGAGAGTATGATGATGACTATTGAGCAAGAAGATGAAACAGTCTCCTATCCAGCCTGTCCTTGTTGTGCTGGGACAGAGCTTAAACATGCAGTTGTGTATGGCATTTCTACTGTTCGTTGTGTGTCTTGTCATGTCAGCTTGCGAGAGGTAGATTGGGTTAGATTGTTCACTAAGGATTACGATATGTCTCAGTTTGTGTCTATCGAAGAACATGCTCAGCTGGCTGATAAGTATTCTGAGTTAGTTGGTATTGTACGTAGACTTACCGAAGAGTCTTATGGATATTTGAATGACTAACAACAACACTAAATACTACACAGGTGTAGGCAGCAGGAGCCTTCCTAGTTCCACTCTGGAGCTGATTGAGAAGATAGCTGTGGTAATGGCTAGGAAAGGTTATACACTACGCTCAGGGGCAGCTGACGGTGCTGACAAGGCATTTCAGAAGGGAGCCTGTTCAGTTGCTCCCCACAAAACTGAGATATGGCTTCCATGGAGAGGATTTAACAACACAGCTTATGTATACACACCAATGGCAGCTGCTAACTGTTTCGTTATTACAGAGCGAGAGGTGGTGTTGGCTGGAGAGCTGCTCATTGAAACAGGGATTATGTCGTGGTGGGATAATTGCAAGCAGAGTGTACATAGGCTTCATGGACGTAATGTTCATCAGGTTTGTGGTAAGCCTGTTATGCAGAAGTTTACACGTAACCCTTCTAAAGGGAGTATGTGGAATTACCCTAACAATCCTTCCCTTCTAAGTTCGGTGTGCATCTATGCAGCTCCGTTGACAGAAGGTGGGGATGTTAAAGGGGGTACACGTACAGCTGTAGAGATTAGTAAGTGGTATGGTGTTCCGACATATAATTTATTAGTGGACAGTGAAAGAGAGAAGCTGTTAAAGTTACTTAACATTGAAGAGGAGAAGATAGAGTGAAAACTTTTAATATCAACAACGAAACAGTTGCTAAAGCTTTGGATGGGTTTGCTTCGCTACATTGGTTACGTATAAGTGAGAACCCTTTGGTGAGTTTGATCGAGGCTTCATTTGTAGTAGGTTTACTTACAACCATACTGGTGGTCAAGCCTGTAAGTGTGTTAGGTATTTGCGCCTTGGTGTTTATTACATTAGAGGTTGTTGTTGTGCGCGATCTGTATAAAGAAATTAAAGCAGCTGTGTCAACAATAGAAGGAGAGGATACATAATGACAATTACGACAATCGAGTCTGGACAGAATATTCCAAAAGGTTATGCAGTTGCTGTAACAAGCTGGGAGAATGATGGAGACAATCGCTCAACAAAAACTGTTTACGGG